ACGTGGAATATTTCAATGATGGCCGTTTCGGTCAGCCACGCGAAGAATGTCCCCAGCGCCTGAGAACGCGCCACGACTGTCGCGGGGGCATGGCCGCGAACGCGCAGTGCATCAACGAATGCCTGGCCTAGAAGTTCCCATTTTGTGTCGAAGCGGGCTATGGTTTGCGGACAATCGCCGGTGGTCATGGTCGCATTGGAGCATAGGATGATCCATTCCTTCCTCAGAGCTACTAGCCGCCGGCTGAGTAACGCTACCCTGCGGCTCCGTTGACACGCCCCGGAGCGCGATGCTCCTCACGTACGACCTCGACGGTGGCCTCTGGATGCTTGCACCGGGCTCCCGATTCGCCCCGGTCAAGCCGCAGCTCAGCGGCGTGGTGCGCCCGGCGAATTACGCGGACGGCACGAACGAAGTCGTCCTGCGCCGCATTTTCTGACCCGCCATGGCCAAACGCTTTCTCGTTCTCGATCTCGCCACGGGCACCATTGACGCCGCGATCACCGCTGCCGTGCAGGCGGCCATTGCCGCCGCGCCCGCGTCGAACGCCATCAAGATCACCGTCGCCAATCAGGCCGCCCGCTATGCGCTGACCCCGGTGCAGGTGCAGAACGGCGACTACGTGTTTCAGACCGACACGGCGACGCTCTACGAGGTCATCGTCGCCGCACCAAACTTCCGCAGATGCCGCCAACACAATGCCGCTTTGGTCAACTGCCAGAGAATGACGCCGATGAGTCTGACCCTGCTTGCGCCACTTTATGACCGCGCCATGCTGGCTTGCATCGCCGTGCTGCTGGGCGTCGTATGATTTTCCTAAAATGACGTCTTCGCGCATCTTCACCATTAGCCTCCTCGCTTTCACCCTCGCCGCCTGCAACGAAGCGCCGCAGCCGCACATCGCGCCGGAACCGCCGCCCGCCGCTACCGATCTTGCCGAACCCAAACAGATCGCCTTCGCGATCGACGGCATGAGTTGTGAGGCCTGCGTCAAAAGCGTGACCACGGAACTGCGCAAAACCGGCGCGGTCGGCGAATGCACGGTGGAACTCGCGGCCAAGGAAGCGCGACTGACTTACGACGCGGCAAAGCTAAAGGTGGACGACCTGATAATCGCCGTGCGCCGCGCGGGCTACACGGCGACGGTGAAGCCATAGCATTCGCGCCCGCCGCACCGGGGAGGCTCAGAGCGGGGATCGGCGTCGGGGAAGCGAGGATCGCTCCACAGCCGCAAGATGGCGGCGATTTTCGCGGCCATCACGGAGATCGCCAAGGCGCAGGGGAAGATTTCGTAATTCGCGCGAGGGAGCCGTTTTTCAGCCTGAAAATACGCGCGAGCGGGCGCGGGTGGTTAGGTGAGGAAGCGATGCTTCACAAAGCCGCGAAATTCCTCCGTCGCCGACCGCAACTGCACGGGATACGGCGACTCGGCCCGTTTCATCACGACTCCCTCGAAAAAGTCGCATCGCAAGGCTCGGTTCGCCTCACGCAACCGCTGGTAGAACGCCAGCGCATCGGCGTGATCGCCTCGTAGCGTCGGCGTCAGCACCACAGCCCCACACGGCACCGCGCGCGACGTGTCGCCGCTGAACACCGCATCCATCGGGAGCAACGCTTCCAGCAGCGCACGCCTTTGCTCGTAGCTCGGCGCGCCGGATTCCGGCACCAAATCGAGCACGACGAGCGTGCCGCGACCGAGGTTGTGCCGGCGCTCCAGTGCTTCACAGTCAGCCCACACAAGCCCGCGACCCGCGAGCCTGGCCAGCGTCCCGAGCGCGGGCCGGAAACAATCCGCGATCGTGAGCAGGGCTCCGTGCCGGTTCCACATCGTCCCGGTCGGCGTGTGGATGAGCGCGCGCCAGCCGTTCAGCTTCGGCTCCGCATACCACAGCCCGCGCTTGGGCGGGGCCAACTCCAGCCGCCCGCCCTGAATCGGCCGCGCCGGATACGTGATCAGCGCAGGCACGTTCATGGCCTTGGAGCCTCCGTATCGAGAGGGCCAAATTGCGCGTTTATCGCGCGAATTTGGCCTTCGATTTCCGCGCCGAGGGTGGATGGATTGCCGCTCGTCTCCCGTTCACGAACGGCCTTCTGATGGATGGCGTTCGCGGCGGCTTCGAGATCATCGAGCATGACCACGCATCGCTCGTTGCCGAAGATCGTCAGGACGATGGGCTCAGTCTTCATCGAGCATGAGCACGGTTATGGCCGGAGCCGGGTCGTCGATGTCGCGCGGGCCGCACACGGCCTTGAGCGTCACCAGCGGCGGCGTGCGGTCGCGGTTGTCGTTGCGGACGTGCAGTTGAAACCGCATCTGTGGGCCGCTCGTCCGGCGGGCCGCGCACCTGAGCATCCATACGATGTCCCACAGCCGTCCATTCTCGTCCTGACAGCGCACACCGTCCGGCACGCGCACGTAATTCTCCCACACGGCGCGGGTCAGATAGACCGGGAACTTCAACCCGGCCTCGCGCGCGACTTCGCTCACGTCGATCTGCACGCCGTCGGCGAGCGCCTGCTTGCGCGTGTAAGCGTAGAGCACTTCCGCACCGGCGAACGGGTCTTGCGCCTCATCCATGAGCGCCACGTTTTCGACGTGGCGGGTGAGCGCATCCGCGCGCTTGCTCTGCCACGGCACGACTTCCAGCGGGCCGTGGAGCCGCTCCATTGCGTCCCGCATTTCCGCCGCCTGCTCATCATCGGCGGCGGTGAACACACCCGCGAGGTTCAGGTTCTCAGTGACCGTGTTCGTCGGCGAACTCACCCAGCGGCCGTCCGCCAGCTTCAGCGTGAACTTATTCATCATCACTCCCTCCGCGCCCGAGTTTCGTCTTCACGCTCGCGCTGATGGGCACGACTTTGTCCAACTCATGGTTCTCAGCCACCGAGAACAGCGTGTGGCGCGCGGTATGGAACTCCTTCGTCGGCTTGATGGTCGCCTTCGCCGAGAGCGCCGAGCTGGCCCCGTGGCGGGCGAACAACTCCTGCAGCTCCGCGAGCAGCGGCTCAACGGCGGCATCCGGAATCAGGTCGCCTTTGATCTTCAGCTCGAACGACTGCTTGAAATACCGGGCGGCGTGTTCGCCCGCGATGCGCGTGATGGCGGGCTCATCGCTCGTGCCCCGGTAGGAGTTGCTGAACCCGACACGCACGACCTTGCCATCGGCCGCGCGCGCCTCGACCGACGAGGCCACGGCGTGCTGCCCGTGGTAGTGCTCGAAATAGAACGGCTTCGCGATGGCGATAAGCTCGGCCTTTTCAAGTTCCAGACTTCCCTCAAGCGCTTCGACCTGGGCGCTCTTGTCGAGGATGCTGATGACCAACTCGGCGACCTGCCCGTCGGAATCGGGCAGCAGCGGATAGGCTTTCGCCGACTTGCTGGCCGGCGTCTGCGTGGCGAACCCGGCGAGGCTGACCTTCTTCAAGGCCGGCGCAGGCGCGGGCGTGGTTGCTTTCGGTTCTGCGACGACGGGCGCCGCACTGGTGGTTGCTTTCGGTTTCTTCATTGGTTTTTCGGTTTGGTTGTTTCTGGTTCTCGCCGCGGACTACGCGGAGTGCGTATCTTCGCGGCAAAAAGTGGTGCGGTGGTCGCTTTGGGCGGACTTCACCTTGGTAATCTCGGCGAGCAGGTCGGTTCCGGTGACTTTCCATTGCGCGGCATCGTCCGCCGTGGAGCCGGCATAGATTGCGTTCAGGCAGACGTTCAGGATGTCCCCGCCGGAGAGTCCCTTCGCTTCCGTGGCGAGGATGTTCAGGTCGGCGAACACGCGCTCGCGGTTGGGCAGATGCAGCTCAAACAAGCGGCGGCGCATCGCCTTGTCCGGCAGCCGGAACTTGATGTGGCGCGAGATGCGCCGGAGTAGCGCCGGGTCGTAATTGCCGAACAGGTTCGTCGTCACGATCACCACGCCGTTGAACCGATCGAGTTCCTGCATGAGCACGTTCCGGTTCTGATTGATCGAGGTCGCGCAGCTCTCACCGATGTTCACACGGCGCGAGAGCAGCGAATCCGCTTCATCGAAGAAGAGCACCGCGCCGAGTTCGCTCGCCCGCTTGAAACAGGCGGCGATGTGCTTGGCGGTGTCGCCCAAGTATTTCGAGATCACCGCGCTGTAATCGACTTGGTAAAGCGGTTGATCGAGGCACAGGGCCACGCCCAGAGCGGCGCGCGTCTTGCCCGTCCCGGGCGGGCCGTGGAAGTTCAGGATGCAGCGGCCGTCTTGCGGCTGGAGCCGGCTGATGCTCCAGACTGCTTCTAGGTCGCCGCGGCGCTGGATGGCGCGCAGGCCGGCGGCGATGTCGTTGCGCACGTCGGCGTGGAGCACGAGGTCATCGAGGGCGTGGTGCGGTTGCGGAGTGACGAGCACACCGAGATCGGGCGCGTCGCCGTTGGTTGATGCGCCGTTGTTGCGACGGCGTGGATTGCGATGGTCTGCCGCGGTCGCGGCATCCGGTGGCAGGGTATGTTCTTGTTCAGGCATAAGGTGAGTTAAGGTTGCGTCCCTTGCCTCGTACGCGCGGGCCGCGTGTGTCCAATTTTTGTGAACACCATTTGTGATCGCCAAATGGCGCGGCAGCCTGCGGTTGGCGCGAAAGATGAGTCGCTGCCGCTTCGATCTTCCCGATGAAGTCATCGAGGTCGCGTTCCACGGTGTCCTCGTCGAGAGCCTCGCTGCTGGCGAAATGCCACTGCCCGTCCACCTTGATCTCGGCGTCGTAGCGGGCGAAGCCGTCGCCGTCGCGCACGGTGCTATGGCGGATCTCGTAACCGCGATAGGTGCTAAGCCACTTCATAGGTCTGATGGCAGCGGGCGCACACGCCAGAGCCGTCCTCGCTTGGTCGCCCGCAGTGCCGGCAGCGGACGTTCCCCCTCACGTTGGAGTGCGGTCTGCTCTCCGGCACGGCGAAGGCGGTGCGCTCCAGCGGGAACATCTGCCGGGCGATAGACAGGGCGTGACGACGATCGCGCGCGGCGCACACGCACAGGTGCTGCCGGGATTTTGCGCTGCGATAGACGAGGAAACGGCGGAGTGGTGTCGCGCTCACAGCAGACCGCCTCCTTCCACGTCGAGCCATGTCTCCAGATCGGCCATCGCCGCCCGCACGCAGCCGCCGCTGCCGACTGCGATGCGCAGGGCCACGTCGCGCGGCACTTTCCAGTGCGCCCGGAGAAACTCGGCGATTTCCTCCGTCCCCGGTGCCGTCAGCTTGATCGACTGGAACCTCGTGTGAAACCGCTCCGTCAGCAGGTCAAGCTGCAGGTTGCTTGTGCCGATCAGCGCCTTGCCCGGCGGCAGCTTGTCCAGATACGTCAGGAGAATGTCCTGTGCGTCACGGCTGCAGCGGTCCAACTCGTTGATGATTTTCACCGACCAGTTCGAGAACAGCGACCCATAAGGCAGCGTCTCCATCCAGCCACGCACGGCATCGACGGTCACTTCCTTGCCGTTGTAGCTCTCGACGCCGAGCGCCGTGCCGGTCAGTTCGCGCGCCACCATTTCCGCGACGGTCGTCTTGCCCACGCCCGGCGGACCGTAGAGCAGGAGCTTGCACGCGGCCGTCCGGGTGTCGCGCAGCCGGCGCGCCTTCGCGACCTGGGCGGCGCAGACCGCGCGGGCCTGACCGATCAGGGCTTCCGCAGTCTGCGGACGCCAGTTCATCGGGGACGGCTTCGGCTCGGGTTTCAACCGAGCCGGCTTGTGGCCGTTTCGCGATTCAAGCCGCAGCCGCATGCGTGCCTCCTTTCAAGGTGACCAGCTCGCGCAGCTTGCCGGCCACGGTGGCCGCGCCCTTTTTGTAGAGCGCGACCACCACCAGTTCGCCGTCGAGCCACACGGCCCAATGGCGCGTGCCGTAGCGGGTGACTTCGACCACGGCTACCAGCCCTCCCGGCGTGCCCGCGCCTTCACGGTGTTGACCGACAGGTCGAAGTGCGCCGCCGTCTGCTTCGGGCTGCGGTTCTGCTTGTAGAGCTTCTTCACCGCCCGCCAGTCCGTGCCCGGCTGCGGGGCCGGCACGGGCGGTGCCGGCCGCACGTTGGAAGCCGTGGAAGCCGCCTCACGGGGACGCGTGGAATCGCGTTGAAAGGCGTCGAACCGACGGCTGGTGTTGGAGTGTGCCCCGTTCGCACCGGTCGCCGGGGCCGCGGTCTGCCGGCCTTCGAGCGCGGCGAGCCGCTGCTCGATGGGTCGCAGCCGGTCGGCCACGGCCACATTGGCGGCGTCCCCGACGATCTTGCTCACGTCGATGGCGGCACCGCCACTCCGGCGGCTGCCCACGACTTCGAGCACTTTCGTGGCGACGATCTCGCGGATCAGTTCCACGGGGATTTCCGTGATCGAATAGACCACGCCGGTGAGCGACTGGAGCCCGAGCAGACTCTTCATCTGCTCGCGCGCCGTGCGCGGATTCTCGGCCTCGATGCGATCATCGAAGACGACTTTGCCAGCCTTGCTGGCGATCAGTTTGAACAACTTCATTTGGTTTCTGTGGATGCAGGTCAGGCTTTTGGATTGCCGAGCGCCAGCGGGAGCTGACCCATGTTTCCCGTTGGACTCGGTTTGCGGCGTGGCTCCGCGGAGTGCGGAGTTTGCGTCGACAAGGATGCGCGCCCGGCGCTCGCGGTGAGGTAGGGCAGAAAGCTCGTGTTGCTGACGAGGAACCCGCGCCACGGCTGCCAGTCCCCAAACAGCTCAATCTCCTTGGGCGTCATCACCGCCCAACGGCCCGGCAGCTTTTTGAGCAGCTTCGTGCCCTTGTGATGCAACAGCGCGGCCACCGCCCGGCTGTCGCTCATCGGCCCGTCGAGTTCGCCGATCACCTCCTGCGCCGCCTCCCAATTGCCCCACGTCCCATTGTGGAAGAGCACGGACTTGCACAGCCCCTCGTAACCGAGCGCCGCCGCGGCGGTCACCGGGAACGGATGGCAGAGCAGCGGCTCCACCCCGCCGACGCTGGCCCAGCGGAAATGGATGATCACCTCGCCGGGCACCTGCGCAATCAGATGGTTCAACTCTCCCGGCGTGAGCGCCTTCTTCCAATAAATCTGGCGCTTCTCGCGCCACGCCACGCCCGCGCCGTGCGGGTTGGCGGCGTGACACGCTCGGAGGATTGTCAGGTCAGGACGTTGCTTGGGCGGACAGATTAGGACGACACACATAAGAATTGGATGGGTTGAAGGTGGAAAAAGCTGGGGGTCACAGCCGGGCCTCCGGGTAGCGCTCATCGAACTTGCGGCAGAGGCGCACTGCCTCGGGGCCGTAGCTGGCAAACTCACGGTGCAGCCGGCCGAACAGCCCCAACGCGCAGGGCCGTGCGCCACCGGTCCACCCGAGGTAATCCCAGAGGAAATGCACCGCGCTCTCGGCGGTCTGGGTGCGCTTGGCTTGCAGCTTGTTCTTCCGGAACGCCCCGAGGCACTGCACTTGCGCTGCCCGGCGGCACAGCCCGAGCACGCAGCCCAAGTGATGCAGGACTTTCACGAGGCTCGTGGTGCCGGCGAACACGCGGAACTCCACCGCCCCCACATACTCATCGCCCCGCATCCTGAACGCCTTTTGGAAGTTCAGCATCCCGCGTCCGCACGCGGCCGCCGCGGCTTCCTTGTCCGCCACGCTGCTCGTGTTGATGATCTTCCGCATGTGGCGCTCCACGTCGGCGGCGAGCGTGTGGCTGTAGCGGCTCAGGTGGCGGCCAGTGCCCGTCTGGCCGTAGAGCGACATCGCGTGCCATTGGGCGATGTGGGCGAGCTTGCGCACGAAGTCGCTGATCTTGCCCGCCTCCCGGCTGCCGATCACCGACTCGATGCCCACGGTGATATGGACGCCGCACGAGTTATCGACGGTCGCGCCGATCGCGGTCATCCATTCCATGAACCTGCAGAGGTTCTCGACACCCTCGGCTCCGTGGAGAATGGGCGAGACGAATTCACAAGGCATCTCGTTCGCTTCGCAGGTGATTGAGCCGTCGCGGTCAGCCCGCCACGTCGCACCGTGGAAGGTGGGCGCGACGAGCTGCTGACCGCTGGTTGCAATGGCGCTCCTCACCGGATACCCGGCGTGGTAGCCGCCCACGGCGAGGCCGCAGGTGCGCGGCACTTTGGTTTCAAGTTCAACGCCGAAGCGGATGTTCATCGCCTCGACGTCCTCGGGTTTGCGCAGACTACGCAGACCGCGTAGCTTTGGCGCACGACTGTTGATGGTGGTTGCAGACATGCCCTTCCCTCGTCCAGCCGGCCTTCGTGTGTCGCACCAAATTGATCGCCAAATTTTGCGCCATTGTTCGTGGCAGCCTTCGGTTGGCGCGAAAGATGGGTGTAAGCCGGAAGCCTGCTAACGCTTGGCTCCATTGGTGCGGCTTTCACAAGTCCCACGCCTCCCTGAACCCGATGAACTTTGGAAACCGCGGCGCATCCTTCGCCCCGCTGGGCTGGTGCATGAACTTCACGATTTTGCCGGGGAGCGACGCCCTCTGCTCCCACAGGGTCACGCGGTCGACCCCGCCGAGCACATGGTTGTAGCCGAGCCGGAACTCCACGCCCGTGCTCATCACCCGCACCACGAACCCGCCCAGTTCGCCGCGTCCAACCTTGTTTTCCTTGCAGCTTGAGCGCGTGGTGCGCCCGAACGCATCACGCTCGGCGGGGTTCAGGTTGCTCAGTCCCTCATACGTCTCCAGCACCACGGCCTCGTCATCCTCGAATCGCTTGATCTTGAGCAGCCAGCCCTCGCGTTCCGTGGAACGCCCGCACTTGTAGGGCGAATCCGGCGTGCGGATCATCACGCCCTCGTAGCCTTCGCTGAGGCATTGCTCTTCATACTCCGCGAGCTGCACGGCATCGCGGATCTCCACGGGCAGGATTTTCTTGACGTGCTGAAACTCCGGCAGGCGCTGGAGTTCTTGCATCCGGCAGGCATACGGCACGTCGACGCCTTCGCTCACGTAGTCGAACACGGCGAAGGTGAAGTCCGGCTCCCCGGACTCGCGCCCGATGTGGCCGGCGGTTTCGCTGAACGTGGTGCCGCGGACGATCAGCTCTCCGTCGAGGCCGTCGGGCAGGTTGGCTTCAATCCACCCGCGCGTGAAGCGGTTGGACACGGGTTTGAACGAGCGCGTCAGGGCGCGTCCGTTGATCTTCAGGCAGCGGATACCGTCGAGCTTCGGCGTGGCGAGCACGGGAAAGCTCAGGGCATCGGGGTGCTCGCATTTGCCGGCGAGCATCGGCTTGGTGATGGCATTCATCGTTTGGTTCTTGGTTTTGGTTTCTATTCTAGGCTGCGCAGCAGCACGCCGAGGTCGGCGAACACCTGCGTGAAAAGGGCGTGCAGCCACCGGCGGAGCGCGTTCATGCCCTGCCTCCTTCGATGGCCTTGATGCACTCGGGGCCGAAGCCCGACTCCACCGACGCGGGCACGGTCAACGTCTTGCCGCAGCGCCCGCACTTCCCGCAGTGGCAGAGCCGCACTTGCGGCGGCAGCGACCGTCCCGCGCTCAAATGCCGGAACAGCCACTCGAACGCCTTCGCGCTCGGCGCATCCTGGGCGATGCGCGACCGCCGCCCGTGGTGGTAACGCTCGGGAGTAAAGACCGTGCCGAGAAAGGCGTAGTCGCTCTCGTTGTTGGGGCCGGTCAGGACGCTCACGAAGTAAGGCTTCGTGTCATCGGGCTTGCGCACCTTGAAAGTGAAGCGGTTGCCCGTGGTGGTGTTCTCGACCGTGAAAAGCGCGTTCCCGGCGAGGATAAAGCGAATGGGGTCGTGCATACGCAGTGTGCGGAGTTTAGGCGCAGAAAGAAAGCTGCCCGTCCGGCGTGACAGCGCTCAGCCGTCCAACGAGCGTGGTGAGGTTGAACTTGCGCAGACCGCCACGTTCCACGTCGAAGACGGTGATCAAACCGCCGCCGCGCAGTTTGTCCTGCGAGGTCGTGAAGCGCATCGTGCGCGCCGCGCCCGAGGCTTTGATGAAGGTGCCGACAAATTCAGTGCGCCTGCCGGCTGGGGCGTTGATGGGTTGCGTAATCATGCCCTTGCCTCGTACCCGTTTTCGCGGGAAGCCATCCGTTTTGGCGCACCAAATGAACGCTCCATTTGGCCGACGAAGGGCCGCTTGGCGCGAAAGATGAGCCAAGCCATTTGCCTGCTATCAACCCGCGCCATTGGCGGAAAATGTCCGTGACCGCCACCGCTCGTTTATCGCCCTAAATTGGCCTTCGATTTATCCGGCCGCAAAAGAGTCGGCAGCCGCGGGTGGTATGGTGATATGGGCTGAGGCTCGCTCAGACGCCGACATCCAAAATCAAAGCAGCGTGGTCTGAAATCGCCTTATCGGAAGTCTGTCCCGCGAGAATGAGACCATTGATTCTGTAGACGTAAGTTGCGATTGGACGCACAAGCGCTGGACTGCAAATGCAGTGGTCTATGCGCGAAAACTTGGTTCCGTCTTTTCCAATAAAACTCCATTCGCCGATTGGCGTCGGAATCAGCCAACCGGCATCCCGAAGTCGCTTGAGCGCGCGTCCCCCTGGCTTTAGAGGTCTGTCCGGGTCACAGTTCATGTCGCCAATGAAAACGATGCGCCGCGTTACGGTTCGCATGATCAGACTTTCTGTTTCCGTCCAGTAGTCTTCCAGTTGGCTGCTGTTCGAGTATGCGGGCGCACGCATACCCACAACCTCAAGGTCGGACATGGCTACGTGCAGGAAATTGACGGTTGCGGCAGGCGTTGTAGCAGGCCCGACCAAATCGCCGCTCAAGTGGGGAGCGCGGGAGGCAAGCAACACTTGGTTCTGTCCGGGAATGCGCGGTGAAACGCTAACCGCAGGAAATCCGATTCGTTCAAGCCCTGCGCGCATTTTTTCCGCGTGCTTTTCGCCATAAACGTATTCGTTCAGCACGAGCACCTCCGGATGAAGGAGCGCTACAGCATCAAAAAACTGAGTGGGGACTTCCTTCTCGTATGTTTGATGACCAAGATTCCACGCTGCGATACGCACGGAAGATCCTTGCCACGATGCAATTCAGCCGTCAATGAGATCGTCGAACAACCCCGGCTGGAACGGCTCCAGCGCCGCCTGCTCATCGCGGAAGAACTCCGCTTTAGATTTGCCCATCTTACGGCCCTTCTGCGTGTGGCAGTCGAAGGCGTAGTCGGGGATTCTCTCACGGCCCGCTTTCTCCAAATCCGCAGCCAGCTTGTCCGCATCCAGCCCTGCGCACTGGTCATAGACAAAGTTCTGCAAATGGTCCGCGTCGCGGTTCTTCTTCGCCGCGCACAGCAGGATCACGGCCTTGCTGATGAAGATGCGGCCCTTCGGCTGCTTCGCCGGCACGGTGGCGTTCACGAGCGCGTAGCTGTCGTGCAGCGCCTTCACTTCCTGAGTCAGAATCCCCCAACAATCTTCGGCGCTCACAGTAAGCAACCGCTTCCAGACATAGTTGCCGTAGCCGCTGGCCCAGAGTTCCAGCGCCCAATAACCCGCAAGGCGAGTATCTCCCCGACGGATGGCTTTCTGCATCGCCGAGGACACCTCGCCAAACTCGTAACCGCGTTTAGTTAGAAATCGCATGTCTCGATTTTCGTTCGCCAAGAACGTGAGGCCAAAAAGAAAGGAGGGTGTTGAGGGGTGCCGCGAGCGGTCGTGCGAGGGTGACTTGGACATGCCCTCCCCTCGTCGTCGTCCCCGCGTTTTGTCCATTGCTGAATGGCTCCATTTTCATGCCGAGAGGGAGACGGATTGTCGGCGCTGCACATCCATCGCGGTCTTGTCCTGGCTCTGGTAACTCTCGAACCGGATGTGCGCCTTCCACTTCCGCTTGAGGTAACGCTTTTCCGCCGCGATGCGGTCGGCGGACCGGAAGAGCGAATTGCCGCCGAGGTTCTTGTCCCGCTCCTGGACGAAACAAAACCGGGCCTCGTTAAAGACCAGGCGATTGTCCATCAGCTCTTGCAGGGTCGCGTCGATGTCGCACTTACACTTGAGCAGTCCATCCCACTTCGGCACGCCGCCGTTCGCATCGCGGACCACACCCACCGCGCCGCCGACCCAGTGATGCACACCGAACGGATCATTGCGCTGAAGCAGCCGGGGATCGCTGCGCTGGTGCCAGCCGAACAGCCGCGCCCCGGCACCACGCGCTCCGTAGGCGGAGTTTTCCAGCATGGCCAGCGTCTCGTCGGTCGAGAGCTTGCGGCAGCGCAGCGACACCATGCAGACGCAGGCGGTGATGTCGTCGTCGAGCATCACGAGCGCGTCCTCCTTGAAGTGAGCGATGATCCAGTTTCGCACCGCGCTGACGCCGCTGACCGCGTCGGGGAGGGTGACTTTCTCCAGCGGGACGGAGGCGTAATCAGCCAGCTCGCTTTCGGGAACGACGAGTGTCGCCGCCGGAAACAGGCGGTGGCTGGTGATCGACCGCGGGCGGCTGCGGCTCATGATGACCAGGCGCAGGCTCAGCGGAGCCAGTTCCGGCCAGTCCTTCGGGGAGAGCAGGTTGATTTCCGCCGGCGGCAGCACGGCGGGCGAGTTCGAGGAGACGTTTTCCATGGAGGACGCGGCCGAGGCCGATTTTCTTGGTTTTGCGGGTGATCGAGAAATCCACTTCGCGGACGCCGAGGAGCTGGAGCGCGAGCATCCAGTCGCGAAGGTCGTGAAAGAAGAAGGCAAGGTAGTCGTGGTGCTCGAACGCCTGAATCTCCATGCGCGGCACCGTCTCCACGTCATCTTCCGGCTGCTCATCGTAGAGACGGGCGATTTCGTCTTCCATGAAGCCGGTAAGTTCCACGTCGAACGAGGGATCGCTGCTGCGGATGCTTTCGATGACGCGCTTCAGGTCGTCCTCATCCAGTTCCGCGAGTTCCGAGAGGCGGTTGTCGGCGAGCAGGTCGGCGAGTTCCTCCGCCTCACTCGCGTAGTCCTGATAATCCACCGGCACCTTCTCCGCGCCCATGAGCAGCGCGGCCTCGAGGCGGCCGTGGCCGCGCACGATCAGGCCGCTGCGCTTGCTTACCGTGATCGGCCCGCGCCAGCCCTGGTCCTGAATGATGGAAGCGAGCAACTGAATCTGATGCGCGCTGTGCCGGTTCGGATTAACCGGATTCGGCTTGAGCGTCGCCGGATCGACGAGGGCATTGTGGGCGCAGTGGATCTTCACGACACTCGCAGGATGTCAAAGCACGCATACTTCGTTGGTGTGGATGGCTGCCCTCACGGCTGGTTCGCTGTTTGGAATCAGGGAGACACCCTGCGGTATCGTGCGTACGAGAGTTTCGTCGCACTGTGGAATGAGCACCGAGCAGCGAAGCGGATACTTGTGGACATCCCCATCGGCGTCCCATCGCATCCGTCTCAGTTTCCGCGCAAATGTGATGTCGAGGCGCAAGCTCGCCTCGGTCGCCGATCATGCACTGTATTTCGGGTGCCGATAGCCGATGCGCTAGCCGAACCCGATCATGCCCGAGCGAGCAGTTTGAGTCGCCGACTCACATCCAAGGGCATTTCGCGCCAGGCCCATGCACTTCGGGAAAAGATCAACGAAGTGAATTCCTTTCTCGCAAGCAGTGCCGAGGCGCAAACAGTTGTAGCCGAATCGCACCCCGAACTCTGCTTCCTGTGGCTGCGTGGATCGCCAGTTCCGATTGGGAAAAAGAATCCCGATGGATTACGCGCGCGGCTTGTCCTTCTGAAGCGGGAAGACGTGCGCTTGGATGACCTCTATAACGCAGCGTGCGGGAAATATGCGCGTTCTGTGTCAGCGCGCGATGACATTTTGGATGCTTGTGTGCTGTTCCTCGCGGCGCAGCGGAGCCTCTTCGAAATCACCGAAACGCCCGCGTTCGGCTTGCACGGATTACCGATGCGAATTCTTATCCCTCGAAGGACATGAAACATCGTGACTTCGCAAAAACGCTCGTCGCGTGGCGCGAGCAGAACAACTACACGCAGCAGGAGGCTGCGGACCGGCTCGGCGTGTCGCGGCGCTCGCTGGAGAACTGGGAGCAGGAACGCGCGATGCCGCAGGGGTTTGGTCTGGGTGCGATGCTCCAGATCATTCAGCACGGCGGAGCGTTGGGGAAGGCGAAGCCACAACGCAGAAAGCAGCGGTAATGGTCCTCAATGTTTCAGCCAAATTCGCGAAACGCCTGAATTGCCCGGTATCGTTTCCGGATCTCCGCCCGTTGCACCTTGGGTGGCTTGATTCATGGACTGCGGACATTTTCCAATCGCATGAAGGGCAGTGCGGCTTGGTGATGAACGACACCACTCTCTCGATGGTCGTGCTGCCGCTGAAAGGAATCCGTTCATTTGATCAGTTCCTCGGCGTTTTCCTGCGACGGGCGGCACGCATTTTTGAAGAAGCGGGCGGTGTGCTCGACACACACACTCAGACCATCATCGTCCTGCGCCGGAGCGACCGCAGCCTGATCGGCACAATGAACGAAGCGCGAGAACACGCGCGACTGGAGATCGAGCACCTGAACGAACATTCCGACTGGAACAAGGTGGAGGATCGGCTGAACGGACTTCTGTTTTCGCGAAACGAATATCATGCACCGAGGGAGGCGCTGTCCCGCGCCCTGAAATCGCCATAGTATTGAGCGGCCGGCGTGGCGAATGTTCGTGTCGGCATGAACTGTGGGCCGTTGACGCCCGGCGCGGGGCATGGACGCCATCCCACCGGACATCGCCAAGAAGCTGCTCAACCGCGACTTCGCCAATCTCGTCAAACGTGTGCAGGCGGGCGGGAAGATCAACCGCACCGAGCGGGCGATGTTGCAGTCGATGGCCTCGGGCGCGGGCGGCGACGGCCCGGCCTACGTGCGCAACTTCGTCGAGCTGGCGGTGGCGCTGAAGGTCAGCCGGCAGACGATCAACGGGTGGAAGAAATTCGAGGACGCGCCTAAGCCCGAGGCCAACGGCCTGCATGACGTGGCCAAGTGGCGGGAGTTCATGCGGGCGCGCGGACTCAAGGGCGGCGAGGAAACCCCGGACGTTCAGCAGGCGCTCAAAGCCCGGAAGCTGCTCGCCGAGGTGGAGGAGCGCGAGCTGCGGCTGGCCGTCCGCCGGGGTGACTTCGTGGCGGTGGAGCAGGTGAAAAAGGAATGGATCGCCCAGATCAGCCGTGCGCGGGCGCTGCTCGAAGCCCGGCTCCTTGATGAAATGCCGCCCGTGCTTTCCGGCAAGGACGCCCACGGCATCCGCGAGGAACTGGAGCGGTTCGTGATCGAATTTTACGAACTGCTGCACGGGGCTACGGACGCCGCGCGGAAATGAGCGCGTTGTTGGATGGCATTTGGCGCGACGCCTGGCGTCCGCCGGATCGCTCGCCTCCGTGGCTCTGGGCGCACCGGCATATCGCGGCGATTCCGTATTCGCCGATCCCCGGGCGGTTTCGCATCGAGAACTCGCCCCACATCCGCGAGCCGCTCGAAACCATTGTCGATCCCGCCGTGCGCCAGGTCTGCATCCTCGCCTCGGTGCAATCCTCCAAGACCACGGCCGCCGAGCTGGCCCTGTGCTACGTGATCGCCAATCTACCCGGCCCGACGCTCTGGCTCAACGAAACGGACGACGACGCCAAGGACCAGGCCGAGTCCCGGCTGCACAAGCTCTTCGAGGAATGCGAGCCGGTGACCCGGCTCTTCCCGCGCGACCGCCACAAGAAACGCACGGCCACGATCCACTTCGCCAACGGTATGACGCTCTGGGTGCTGGGAGCGCACAACAAAACGAACCTGCAGCGGCGCTCGATCCGCTGGATCTTCGCCGACGAATGCTGGTCCTATCCGCAGGGCCACATGGCCGAGGCCGAGGCGCGCGTCACCGCCTTCGGCTGGCTGGGCAAGTGCATCTGGATGAGCCAGGGCGGGGAGGAGGGCGACGATTTCGACCGCAAGTTCCAGACGACCGACATGCGCGAGTGGACCTTCGAGTGCCCGCATTGCCACACGCGCCAGCCGTGGAGTTGGGAGCAGGTCGAATGGTCCAAAACGGCCCGCGACGAAAACGGCGAATGGGATTTTGCCGAGGTGCGGCGCACGGCGGCTATGCGCTGCGTGTCGTGCAATTTCTACTTCGATGACAGCGACCGCATCAGGCGCGAGCTGAACGCCACCGGCCGTTTCGTCGCCCAGAACCCGCGCGCCGCGAAGGAAAATGTCGGTTTCCACTGGAACAGCCTCAGCACGATGAGCTGGGGCGCGCTCGCGGAGCTGTATCTGCGGGCCAAAGCCATTGCCCGCCGTGGCGACATCAGCACGCTGAAGCAGTTTTTCCAGAAACGCCTGGCCCAGCCGTGGCGCGAGTATGAGGAAGACTACAAGCTGGAGATCACACGCGGCGGCTATCGCAAAGGCGAACTGTGGGACGACGAGGCCGGCGTGAACGCGCGCGGCCAGATTGTCGCCGCGCCCTACGAGCCGGGCGACATCGTGGCTCCTCTGCGCATCCTCACCGTGGACTGCCAGATGGATCACGTTTTCGCGGTCGTGCGCTTGTGGAGTGCGACCGGTTCGTCCCGACTAATCTGGAACGAACGCTTGCTCACCTTTGAGGACGTCGATGCATTACAAACGCGCTTCGACGTGCATCCGAGCCTCGTCTTTCTTGATGCGGGCTATGCGACCTACGACGTGTATCGCGAATGTGCCAAGCGTGGCTGGGTCGCGCTGATGGGCGACCGGCGCGCGACGTTCGTCCACCGCACTAGGAGCGGGAAGAGCGTGCAGCGTTTCTACTCGCCCCGGCGTAAGGTCGTGCTCGGCCACAACCGGCACTGCTTCGTCCACTACTTCAGTGCGCTAAACATCAAGGACGCACTCGCGCGGGTGCGGCGCAATCAGAACCCGGAGCGCGGAGGGACGTGGGAAGTGCCCAGCGACATCGACGACGATTACCTCACGCAGATGGAAGGCGAGCAGCGCGTGAAAAAATCAGGCAAATGGCTCTGGGAGCGTATCGGCAAGCGGCCTCAGCATTTTTTCGACTGTGAGGTCATGCAGGTGTGCGCGGCGACGATGCTCAAGCTCATCGGAGCCGAGTCGGAATTGACACCCCCGGTCGAGAGTGACCAAGGAGGAACTTCGGGCCTATAACCGCGAATACCACAGGCGCTGGCGCCGCAACAATCCCGAGAAGGTGCGGGCGATCAGTCGCCGCAGCAAGGAGCGCCAAAAGGCAAAGCCGACGTTTCAGAAAGCCAGTCGAGAATGGGCGCGGGAATATGCACGACGACGTAGCAAAGACCCAGCTTGGCGGACGCTCAAACGCAAGTATTCGAAGCGTTGCTATGAGCGGGCGAGGCAGAACCTCGCCAAAGTCAACAAGAGGCGGGCTGAAGCGCTTGCTTCATACTACCGGTGCAAGGGCGACCCGGTTCGAAATGCGCGCCGACTCGCGCGAATTCGCGAGTGGCACCGGAACCGCGTCAAAGAATGCCCATCCTTCGCGATCATGAGGAACTTGCGCAGTCGCCTCAAGGCGTGCCTAAAGCGATCTCGCGCGCAAAAAAGCGATCGCACCATCGAATACGTCGGCTGCTCGTTGGCCGAACTTCGTCGCCACCTTGAGCGGCAGTTTAAGTATGGCATGACGTGGGCCAACCACGGCCGTGTCTGGCACATCGACCACATCATCCCGTGCGCGAAGTTTGATCTGACCGACGAGCGCCAGCAGCGACTCTGCTTCCACTACCTCAACCTCCAGCCCCTCCGCGTTGAGGAGAATCTGCGCAAAAAGGACAAACTGCTCGCACCTGCCCAACTGCCGCTCCTGCTGCCCGCCAGTTGACGCGGGCGGCGAGGCATGAAGCACGATCCCCTCTTCCATTCACTCCGACTCGTCCTCGGTATTCTCCTCATCGTGGCGCTCGCGCTGATTTTCGCCGGCTGCGGTGCGCCGATGCGCCTCGAGTATCAGAATCCAAAATACGGCGCCGGGGCCGTCGAATTCACGCTGCCGAAGAAAGGGGGCTACGCGAAATGAATCTCGATGCCACCATTCGTGCCGTGCAGGCCAAAGTCGGCGTAACCGTTGACGGCAAGGCCGGTCCAAAAACGTGGGACGCCATCCACCTCGCGATCATCGGCGAACGACCACCGGCTGATGCGCGCGTGCTCCTGCCCTCGGAACCGGAGTGGCGTTTTCTCAAAGTCTATCGTGAAGGCGACGACATCGTTGTGCCGGACGCCATTGCTACCGTTTTCGGCTGGGACACGGCGCTCGGGGTTCGCGACCCGGATGACAATGGCGAGTGCTCCAGCGGCAAGAGCACGAAGGACCATCCCGGGCTGATGGGCTGCGCCCTGCCGGTGAGCGAGGCACGCCGGTCCACGCGCGGCTCCGCATTTCCGAAAGTGCCGGGGCTCCCGTGGCTCACCAAGGTCGCGGTCACGCGCGGCGGCAAAACCATCACGGTCGAACTGGTCGATAACGGCCCATCGGCACCGCCGCCGAATGATCCCGAGCCCGCCGGCATCGACCTGACGCCCGCCGCGTGCCTCGCGCTCGGTTCGTCGCTTGAAGACATCCGGTGCAACCGGGTCGCGTTCAAAGTCAGCTTTCGCCTGCCCGGCGCGGGCCGCTACGTCCGGGGATGAACCCCTACGCCCTGCCTCACGGGCCGGAATCCCTCCGGCTGGAAGCCGTCACCGCGTGCGTCGGATTCGACGATCTGCTCGATGCCACCCTCGCGCTGAATCATCCGCATCTCGACACGATGATCGTCGTGACCAGCCACGACGACCGTCGTACCCAGGCCGTCGCGCACAAGCACGGAGCCACCTGCGTCCAGACCGATCTGTTCAAAAAGAACGGGCGCACCTTCAACAAGGGCGCGGCCATCAACGCGGGCCTGAGCCGGTTCCAGTATCATGGCTGGCGGCTGCATCTCGATGCCGACATCGCGCTGCCCGACAACTTCCGCCGCCTGCTCTTCAACCACACGCATCTCGATCCAACCTGCATCTACGGTGCGGACCGGTGCGACGTGATCGGCCACGAGGAACTGCGTGCGACCCGCGCCCGCGATCCGCAGCACGCCTGCGGCGCGTTCATCTCGCCGCAGCACCATCGCCCGCTCTCCCCGCGCTACGTCGATGCGCTGCGCGGCTACGTGCCCATCGGGTTCTTCCAACTCTGGCACGCGCACGCCCAGAAGCCCTACCCATATTCGCTCGGCACGGCGGCGCACGACGACGTGATGTTCGCCGAGCAATGGGCCACCGAGCACCGCCGCCATCTGCCCACGGTCATCTGCCACCATCTCTGCGCACGGGCACCAACGCTTGGCGAAAACTGGGAGGGCCATCGCCGACAGCCGCGCCTGAATAAATGAACTTTCGCAAAAACGCCTGAAACTCCCAAGCCATTCGGGTGTTAGCGGCTGAGTAAGTCTGTGTTCATCAAAGAATCTTACCAACTATTCAAACTTTCCTGTTGACTCGCAGAGAACACTGACTTACTGAGCCATACCTTCATCACCAATGAACTCGTTAAGAACATATTCAAGGCACTCGCAAGCAACCGCATGGTTGCGTTGCGCGGGTATGTTCCTGCGTATTGGCAAACCCGGATCCGGGTTCGGCGTCACGCAGCCGAGTTCCGCAAACGAAGACCATACCAAGGAGGCAGGCAGGTAGTTCACGATCCAACAGATCATCGATTTTCGAGAACCCTGCTCGCCTGATAAGCAAGCAGGGTTCTTCGTTTCCGGGTGACTCACCACTTTTCCAAACCGCGGCCAGACGGCCGCACAAACCAAAAGCAACCATACTGATCGACCAACACATTTGAACCACAACGTGGGCGATAAAAGCCCCGCCGCCAGCTGTAACTGACGACGGGGCGGAATCGGTCACCAATCCAGATAAGTCCCTAGCGGAGACGCCTGTGAGTTAGTAACCGCACAAACGGTGGCAGCTCACGGAGTAACTGTCAAGCCAGTCAATCTTACGATGACTAGCTAGCGGGTCTGTATTGTCTGATTCCTCGCCCTGACTTTTCCAGTCCAGAGGCTTCGCATGACTATCCATCATGCATCGGGAGGTGTGCCTGAAACACCGAAACAACCGCCGTGAAATCATCCTGCGGGTGCGAACTCAAGTTCCGAGTTGGCAGCGGTGTTTGTTCTTTTTGTCGTATGCGGCGCGGGTGTCACAACCCGCGCCGCCCATTTGCGGTCATCGTCCAAGAGCAGGATGCCTGAATGCCAATCAGGCGATGCCGGTGCAATTCCGGCTGACCGCACCACTTTCAAATACCCACAACACGGCGGGCGCCAGCTTGCGCAGCTTGGTCTCCAAAACCTTGCGGGCTCGGGGCAGCACCGAGACGCCGTGCCATTTCTTCAAATCGCGGGGGAGCCAGGTGGGAAGGCAGCGGCCTCATAAGCCGTCAATGAGCGGGTTCGATTCCCGCCCCCGCCATCAATTTCATGGGCCGCTCGACCATTCAGGAGGTCACTCGCCTCGCAAGCGGGAGAGCACGGTGCAAAGCCGTGGCGGTCCACCATTTCAAAATCGCGGGAAGGTTGAGAACCAGAGGAGTCTCATAAGCTCCCCTATCGTGGTGCGACTCCACGTCCCGCAACCATCTCGGGTTGGTAGCCGCGTAAAGATCGCGAGCCGCCTGTAAAGCGGATGTCCAGCCGGACCAGCGTCGGAGCGTTACCGACACAACCCACCATCCTTGGCCTGTTAGCTCAGCTACGAAGAGCAGCCGCCTGTCGAGCGGAAGGTCGCGGGAGCAATGCCCGCACAGGCCGCCATTTTCAATATCGCGCGCGAGGGAGACAGCAACCCGCCTCGCTTGGGACGAGGAGACACTCGGGGCAGCACCGAGGCGCGCGACCATTTCATTGAAGCTCCCGTGGCCGAGCAGACCACAGGCATCCGCCTTCTAAACGGAACGACGCAGGTGCAATTCCTGCCGGGAGCAAATTGCCGCTCCGGCGGCTATGCGGAATGCGCTCCGCGGTTTTCGGTGAGCGCTTTCGCGCGAAGCATTCCTCTCAACGCACAGAGTGTGCGGCCCGCCTGTTAAGCGGTGTGAGCTTGGTGCGATGCCAAGGGGAGGAGCCATTTCACAAACGGAGCGCGTCCGGCTGGCCGAGGACGCTGTCTTGAAAACAGTCGCACCAGCAATGGTGTCCAAGGTTCGAGTCCTTGGCGCTCCGCTTTTCTCACGTCCCTGTAGCTCAACAGACTTAGAGCGATCCTCTCCTAAAGGATCAGATGCGAGTGCAACTCTCGCCAGGGATAACGCCCGCATGGTGCAATAGCAGCACGCTTGGTTCTCAACCAGGAAACCCCGGAGCATTACCGGGTGCGGGTGCCACCTTCATTCGCCCGATAGCTCAAAAGGAGAGCGACCGGCTCACATCCGGCAGACCGAGGAGCGTTACCTCGTCGGGCGACCATCTTCATTCCTCCGTAGCTCAAAAGCAGAGCCCTCGCCCGATAAGCGAGAGACCGCGGCGCAATACCGCGCGGAGGGACCACTGGCTGCGTAGCTGAGATAGATTAGCACTTCGCTGAAGACGAAGGGAGTCCGGCGCGATACCGGACGCAGCCACCATTTTCGCGTCATTGGTGTAACAGCAAGCACGGCGGTCTTCCAAACCGCGGGCGCCGGGGCAGCACCGGCATGGCGCACCATTTTTAGCTCCCGAGGTGTAAGAGTTCTGCACGCCGCTTTGCGAAGGCGGAGGTTCGAGGTGCGAGTCCTCGCGGGAGCACCATTTCAGATTCCTCCGTGGCAGAGGTCAGCAATGCACTCCTCTCGTAAAGGAGACCATGCCGGGGCAGCGCCGGCCGGAGGATCACTTTCAAACGGAGGCCGTGATGTAACAGCCAGCATTCGATCCTGTGAAGATCGCCGAGCGGGGGCAGCACCCGTCGGCCTCCCCATTTCCAAAAGCGCGCGATGCCGAAATCGTCGAGGCGGCGGCTTGCAAACCCGCTCTTACCCGGTGCAAGTCCGGGCGCGCGCTCCATTTCGGGGCCATCGTCCAACAGCAGGACGACGCAATGGCATTGCGTAGATCGGGGTGCGATTCCCCGTGGCTCCACCATTTGGAAGGACACAACGTGTCCGGGCACGAGGAAGACAGCAATCCGCGCCGTTCGGATCGGCGAGACACTCGGGGCAGCACCGAGGTGCCCGACCATTTCAAATTCCGCCAAAGCGTTGGTAGCGACGCACGCCGCTGGTATCGGCGAGAGACCGGTGCAGCTCCGGTTGGCGGATCGTTTTGCCCTGTAGCTCAACAGCTAGAGCGCCCGGCTCTGACCCGGGAGGTTGATGGCGCGAATCCATCCGGGGCAGCCACTTTCTGGAAGTCAAAGCGGACGAGCGCGCCGCCGCCGGTTGGAAGCCGGATGGAGCTGCGACCGCAGCTTGTGGAGCATGTCCACTGACTTCCGCTTTGGGTCGCAAGCATTGCAGCGATGCAGCGGTCTCTTAAACCGCGGAGCACGGGGCAGCACCGTGGCGACCCACCAATTCCAACATGGAAGCTGAACCGGACAAGCGCGCCGGGACCGCCTCGAGAGCGGATCGTTCTGCTAGGCAGAATGGGGAGCATGACCTCCGGCTTCCGCCACTTTCCGCCGGCTTGGCAGAGCAGCCATGCACTCGTCTTGTAAACGAGATCAGACCGGGGCAGCACCGGTAGCCGGCTCCACTTGTAGCCCTGTAGCTCAATCAGCGGAGCGCCCGACTTTGAATCGGGAGGTTGATGGTGCGAATCCATCCGGGGCCGCCACTCATCGCCGCGCACAGCGCGCGGCATTCACGCGCCGGTAGATCAATAGCAGATCGCCGCACCGACATTGCGGAGGCAGGCGGGGCAGAACCGCCCCGGCGCACCATTTCAACAAAGCTCCCGTAGCTCAGCAGATCAGAGCGGCCGGCTTCGAACCGGCGGGTCGTGGGTGCAATTCCTACCGGGAGCACCATTTTTTCCCCGGCGTAGCCCAACAGCAGAGGCACTCCGCTCAGAACGGAGCCAGTGCGGGTGCAAATCCTGCCGCCGGGACCACTCTCGCTCCCGTAGCCCAACGCAGAGGCAGCGGACTTAAACCCCGCTCAGTGTCGGTGCGAATCCGGCCGGGAGCACTTCATCTCAATGCCCGCGTAGCCCAACAGAAGAGGCACCGACTTCAAACCTCGGACAGTGCAGGTGCAACTCCTGCCGTGGGCGCCAATGGAACGTGAACCGGACAAGCGAGCCGGGACTCTTTGCTAAAGAGATCGTCGCGCATTTCGCGTGATGGGGAGCATGCCCTCCGCGTTCCGCCATTTCATCAAACGCCCGTGAATGCAAAGAGCCGAGCGCCTCGCCTTTCAAGCGAGTCCTAGCCGGTGCGAGTCCGGCCACGGGTGCCATTTCAACACAACGGTCGCGTAGCCCAACTGGAAGAGGCACGGCGTCGAGAACGCCGCCAGTGCTGGTTCAAATCCAGCCGCGACTACCATTTAGAACCCGAAGCTTTGATAGCGAAGCTGCCGCCTTTTAAGCGGCTCAGGAGGGTGCAAGTCCCTACGGGTTCATCTTCTTTCCGCCGGAATGACAAACCCGCAGCCGAACGGCATCGCCGCGCCCGGTTCTGCACATCGGCAATCCGGCGGCATGGTAATCGGCTCACAACCGACTGGGTTCGACTCCCATCCAATCGATCCACGGTGGTGACCCGCACGCAAGTGCAGCCGCGACGCAGCCTGCGCAGCCAGCCGAAAGGCCACGCTGCCCGCTGCCGAGCGGTGGCCGCCGCCGTGGGTCGCAACTTTCAACCAACCAACAACCAACACCAACCATGACCATCGAACAGATCCTCATTCTCATTCTCGCGGTCGCCGTCGCCATCGGCGGCGTGGCCAAGTTCGTCCGCGCCCGCTACCGCCACGAGTTCATCGTGACCGAAGGCTACGCGGCCCTGCTCTACCACAACGGCAAGCTCGTCGATACGCTCGCCGCCGGACGCCACATCCGCTGGGGCCGCAACTACCGCGTCGCGCTTGTCGATACGCGCAAGATGTTGCTCCAGGTCGCCGGCCAGGAAGTGCTCAGCGCCGATAACGTCGGCGTGAAACTCAGCATCGTGCTCACCACGCAGATCGTCGATGCGGCCAAGAGCCTGCAGACCGCGGACAACCACGCGGCGCACATCTACAGCGCGACCCAGACGGCCGTCCGCACCGTCGTCGCTGGCGTCACGATGGAAGCGCTGCTCACCCAGCGTGTCGCCATCGGGGCACAACTCCGCGAACTCGTCGCGCCGCAGGCAGAAGCTGTCGGCGTGCAAGTCCACGCCGTCGAAGTGCGCGACGTGATGCTGCCAGGAGAACTGCGCAAGGCCTTCAGCGAAGTGCTCAAGGCCAAGCAGGAAGGCCAGGCCGCGCTGGAACGCGCCCGCGGTGAATCCGCCGCGCTGCGCAACCTCGCCAACGCGGCGCGCCTCATCGAAGGCCAGCCGGCGCTCGCGACACTCCGCTTCCTGCAAACGCTCGAAGCGTCCCATGCGGGCCAGACGTTCGTGATGAACGACCTCTCGGCCCTGCTCCCCTCGCTCAGTTCGCGTGGCACCAAGCCGTCCGCGACTGAGCCGGGAGAAACGTGAACAGACACAGTGAGTCACCTTCACAGCACTTGGGGCTCGCCAATTGAAAGGAGGAAAAGCTCCGTCGGTGGCTGCAATCCGGCAGCGCCGACGGGGCATTTCTGCTACGACAAAAAAGAACAAACACCGCTGCGCACTCGGAGTGTGTCCGCACGCTGCGCCCACCATTTTCAACCGAACCAAAACCATGAACACCAAAGACCTCATCCGCCTCGGCGTGCCTGTGGACGAGCCGATCAAGCTCGCGCACGAGTTCATCCAGAACTTCATCGCGCAGGGCCAGGACGGCGCGCTGCTTGAAGTCGAGATTTTCAACATCGTGGCCAATCCGCCGGCGTTCTTCGCCGACGAACTGCGTGCGCCGCTGGCCCGTGCGATCTATCGCCCGGCGTTCACGCCGCGCGCGGAACTCGCGCCGTGGCGTCAGTGGGGCGAGGGCCTCGAAGCCGAGGCGGTGAAGCAGATGGCCAATGCGTGTGCGCTGCCGGTGGCAGTGGCGGGCGCGCTCATGCCCGACGCGCATGTGGGCTATGGCCTGCCGATCGGCGGCGTGCTCGCGACGGACAACGCGGTGATTCCTTACGCCGTCGGCGTGGACATCGCGTGCCGCATGAAGCTCACCGTCTATGACCGCAAGGCGAACACCCTCGCCGGTCAGCGTGACCGCCTCGCGAACCTCATCGAAAGCGAAACGCGCTTCGGCATGGGCTGCGAGTTCAAGCAGCGCCGCGAGCACGACGTGATGGACGAAGACTGGAGCGTTTCGCCGGTGACAAACCGGCTGCGCGACAAGGCGTGGTCGCAGCTCGGCACGAGCGGAAGCGGCAATCACTTCGTCGAGTTCGGTGCGTTTACGGTCGAGCAAAACGATCTCGGCCTTGAGCCGGGCGAATACCTGGCGCTGCTCACGCACTCGGGTTCGCGCGGCACGGGCGCGCAGGTGTGCGATTTCTACAGCAAGCGCGCGATGGCCCGCCACGAGCACCTGCCGAAGGAACTCAAGCACCTCGCGTGGCTCTCGCTCGACGACGCCGACGGCCAGGAATACTGGGCCGCGATGAACTTGATGGGCCGCTACGCTGCCGCGAACCACGCGCT